ACTTTATTGGAACATTTGGTGCATCATTATCAAGCGGTGTTTTATCATTAAACTTTACAAATAAGGGATCAAACGCTGTAAGGGTCAGATCAAATATAATAGGATTTGGATACACGTCTGCTGGAACAGAGACACATAGATTCTTAGCATCAGGACAAGCAAGTGGAAGTGAGAGGACTCAATTATTTGAATCAAAACATGATACTCAGATAGGTATAAGCACAATTGGAGTATTTGACAAAAATACATTCTCTTCATTTAAATCAACGGTCTCAGTGGTATCAACATCTGGAGAAGCGTTACATCAAGTATTCGGTGTAATACATCTGGATGCTCAAGATACTGTATTTTTAAATCAAAATCAGTTTTTATCTGGAGGAAGTGCTGCAAATCCTGGTGGGAATACTCCTGCTGGAATCGGTACATTTAAAACTAGATTTGTAGGTAATAATGTAAATCTAGAATTTGTTCCTGATGTTCAGAATGTTGCATCAACAACTGTAAAAGCATTCAATGAAGTTTTTTATAAAGAAACTGATGAGAAAGCATCAATAGGGAGAGTTAATAGTCCAACATCACTTGTAGTTGGAAAATTAACACAAACATCAGATTTAAAATTATACAATTCTCTAAATGGAGATAGAATTAATAGAAGAGATTTTGAACTTACATCAAATGGCACTCCAATTTTTGCTAAAACATTTGATCCATCAAATACTGGAATCGTTAATTTTGCGACTGGTAAATTCTCAATAGATAATCACTTCTTTAGAGATAATGAAGAATTAATCTATACACCACAAGCATCTTTTGTTGGAATAGGTTCGACTGCGATGATGTTTAAACACGCAGGAGATAATAATACTTCCCCATTACCCACTACAGTTTTTGCTAAGAGAGAAAATGATAATGTATTCTCAATTTCAACAACAAGTGGAGGAAACGCTGTAACTTTTGTAGATGCAGGGGAAGGTAATAATCACCAGTTTGCAATGTCTAAGTCACTTACAAAGGCATTAATAACAATTGACGGATTAGTTCAACATCCAATTGCTCAAACGAATATAGTTTTCCAAGTAGCAAATAATGGTGCGTCAATAAGTGCAGCATCAACAATCTTTAGTTTATCTAATGTTTCAAATATTAACATTGAAGATGTATTAAAGATTGATGATGAATTTATAAGAGTTACGAACGTAGGACTTGGAACATTAGCCATTGGTCCAATTAGTGGTTTAGGCACATTCCCATTAATTAATGGGCAGAGAGGTTACATAGGAACTCAAAAAGCCACTCATGCGAACGCCGCTAATGCGAAGGTATTCAGAGGTTCTTATAATATTGTTGGAAACGAAATTCACTTTACTGAGGCACCAAGAGGTAACACATCAATAGACGCTGATGAATCAAACTTACCTCCTGCTAAATCTGACTTTGAAGGTAGAGTATATTTCAGAAATGATTACACTACAAACAAAATATATGATGATATCTCAAATCAATTTACAGGTATTGGACAAACATTTGAGTTAAAATCTGGTGGTAGTTCTACCACAGGTATTGGAGCTACTGGTGGAAATGGTATTCTATTCATCAACAATATATTCCAAAGACCAACTACAAACAATAATTCAGATGGTAATTTTGTAATAACTGATGATGGATCAACATCAAAAGTTACATTCTCAGGAATTACTGAGGGTGGAATCCTTACAAAGAGTGATACTGATGTTAATCAAAACGAATTGCCAAGAGGTGGTGTAATTGTATCTCTTGGTTCTAAAGGTGGATTAGGATATGCTCCTTTAGTTCCAGCAAAAGTAAAACCTCAACTTAATGGTTCCGGAGCAATCACTTCATTAGTTGGAGTTGCTTATAGTGGAACACTCAAGACAGCAACGTCAGCATCATATGATAATTTGACAGGTGAAATGGAAATATTTACAACTAATAAACATTCTTTGAGAGTTGGATATGATGATGAGGTTATCTTATCAGGGTTTACATTTAGTCCAAGTGCAACACTAATACAACCTATTACGAAAGACAAATTCTCTGTTGTTGGTATCACATCAGAAAAAGGATTTAAAGTTCAACTTGAAAAAAGTAGCACTGCACATACTGTTAGTGTTGCAGCAGGTGGAACTGTTCGGTCTTGGTATGGTGATTTAACATTCGGTTCTGGATATAATATTGGAGTCACAACAGATAATGTATCAGTTCCAGCAACAGTATTTGATCCTGGTTATGATCACGTATTTGCAAGTGCTTCCACAAACGCAGTAACTGCAAATACTGGAGCACAGTTTACCCCATCTGATGCAACATATGACCCAGTAACAGGAAATCTTGTTTTATTCATAAATGGTCACGGTTTGACAGGAAGCAATACAGTTACAATAGCAACAGGTTCAATTTCATTCACTTGTGCGAAAGATGATTATAGAACAAATCATGCATATCCAAGAGCAACCGATCCAGCAGCAGGACAAAACTTAAGTATTACTTCCTTTACAACAAATTCAATTACTGTAAACGTGGGTAAAAATGTAGGTACTGGTGCACACGTCACTACAACAATCGGAAAAGGTGGTGTATTATCCTTTAACGTTGCCCACGCTGGTACAAATTACAAAGAACCTGAAATCTTTGTACCAAGTCCATCTTATGATGATATGAAAATTGAAGGTGTTTCAAGAATTGGATTTGGAAATGGACCTGATACAGGAATTGGTGCTCTAATAAGTGTAGATGTTGGTCCATCTAATTTACCTACTGGAATTGGTTCAACTTTATTTACTGTTAAAAACTTTGAACTCTCAAGAACAGGATATAACTTTAGAAAAGGTGATAAGTTCACACCCGTAGGACTTGTAACAGATAAGTCTCTTCCAAGTGCAACTGAACCATTCGTATTAGAAGTTCAAGAAGTTTATGAGGATAATTTCTCATGTTGGCAGTTTGGTGAATTTGATTTTGTTGATTCAATCAAGTCTTTACAAGATGGTAAAAGAACGTTATTCTCATTATTCTATAATGGTGAATTGTTGAGTATACAACCACAAATAGGATCAGACATAATCGCACAAAACTTACTATTGATATTTGTAAATGGTGTAAATCAAAAACCAGGTGTAAACTATCAATTTGAGGGAGGAACTACATTTGTATTCACTACACCACCAAGTGAAGAAGATGATGTAGCGATATACTTCTATAAAGGAAGTGGAGCAGACGCTATTATTAACACAGGTGTTGATAAAACTCTTGAAGAAGGTGATGATATTCAATTAGTTGGAATCAATACTACACCTGACCAGAATCAAAGAACAGTTGTTAACTTAACTGCTAAAGATAGATTTGAAACTAATTTATACACTGCACAGGGAATTAATGATTCTGAATTCAGACCAATGCATTTGAACAAACAAAAAGTTGATAGAGTTATAAATTCAAGAGTTGTAGCAAAAACAAGAGATTCAATTGCAGCACAAATATTCCCAACTGCAAAAGTCATTGCTGATGTTACTACAACTTCAGGTGTTGGTGCAAACGCATTATATGTGGATGATATTTCATTATTCAATTATGAGTCTACAACTCCAAATTTCCCAGTTACAATAATTTCAAATGCAGTTCTACCTACAGTTGGTTCATTAACAGCAAATGTTTCTGGTGGTGTTGTTACTGGATTGACCACAGTCTCTGGTGGAAGTAATTATACATCAGCACCTACTGTTTCAATTAGTGCACCTCCTAAAATAGGAGTTGGAATTGGAGTAACAGCAACTGCCACGTTATCAGTTTCTGGTGGTGCGATAACTGGATCAGTAATAACAAATGCTGGTTTAGGATACACGGTTGCTCCAAATGTTCTTATTAATCCTCCTACAACATCTAGAGAGAGAACAGGTAATGTTGGTCTTGTTACTGGATTTACAGCAAGAATTACCAGTATTGCTGTAGCAAGTGGAGCAAATCCAAGAACTGTAACCTTTACAACAAAAAGAGATGATGGATTTACTAATTACACTGGTCTTGCAAATGAGGATTATATTTTCGTTAATAACACGACAGTTGGTCATGGTGTAACATCATTGAATGAAACTGGTCTCTCAAACGTATGCATCGGTTCAACATTCTTTGATAATGTATATCAAGTATTAAGTGTATCTAATTCTGGAGCAACTGGAACAATAGCATGTAAAGTGATTACAAGTGATATCGACGTGGGTACCGCAACAACAACAGGAACAGGTAGTTTAGGAAACTTATCATTTGGTAAATTAACACAAGGAACTAGAGGTTCAAATCCAATTTCCATAGGTGTTACTGGTTCAACTGTTGATGAAGGTTTATCGACTTTCCCAACCGTTCAAAGGGCGGGTGGAGATTATACTCTAAGAAATACAGGTGCTTTACCAAAAACTGTATAAATATATAAAAAACTAATAATATGCCAGCAGTAGTAACAGATCAATTTAGAATATTTAACGCAAATAACTTTGTTGACTCATTATTTGATGCATCAAATTCTTATTATGTATTTTTAGGATTATCAAATCCAATTCAAACCAGTCCTGGTTTTGGTAGAACAACCAGTGCCAATTGGCCAACTGACCCAATTGATAATTTGCAATATCTTTCTCAGTATAGAGATACAACATTATTTGGTAAAAAAATAATATCATCGAATGTTAGAAGAGTTGTTAAGAAGAATACTTGGGTTGCAAATACAAAATATGATATGTATCGACACGATTATAGTGCGACTAATAAATCACCTAACTCTCAGAGTACAAATTTATATGGTTCAAATTTTTATGTTGTAAACAGTGACCTAAAAGTTTATGTTTGTATTGACAATGGTTCTTCAGGTGCACCAGGTTCTGACACTGCAAAGGGAGGAAACTCTTTAGATGAACCTACATTTACAGATACTGAACCATCTGCAGCAGGAACAAGTGGTGATGGATATGTATGGAAATATCTTTTTAGTATAGCACCAAGTGATATAATTAAATTTGATTCTACAGAATTTATCTCATTACCTAATGATTGGCCAACAAGCACCGACGATCAAATTAGAGCTGTAAGAGAAGCAGGTGATTCTCGAATCAATAATAACCAGATAAAAAAGGTATATATTGAAGATGCTGGAAGTTCTAATACTAGTGAATATAAAGAAGGAGAACATACTTGCGATATTCTAGGTGATGGGACAGGTGGTGAAGTAAATGTTACTGTCGATTCAAATGGTAGAATTACAAAAACTGTGGTGACTTCTGGTGGACAGGGTTATAGTTATGGAATAGTTGATTTAACTAATGCAAGAGTTAAAACATCAGGCACAATAAATGATGTTGATAAGGCAAAATTGATACCCATTATTCCTCCTTCTAGGGGACATGGATTTGATTTATATACTGAACTTGGTGCTGATAAAATATTAATTTACACAAGATTTGATGATTCAACTAAGGATTTTCCAGTTACCACAAAATTCTCTCAGGTTGGAATTATAAAAAATCCTGAAAGATTTTCAGATAGCACCATATTCGATGGTATCAACTTCTCATCTTCTTTTGCGATGAAATTATCTGCAAATCCTGGTGTAATACCTGCTGTGGGAACTGAAATAACACAGGGAACTGCAAAAGGTTATGTAACATCATATGATAATCAAACAAAAGTCTTGAAATATTCTAGAGATAGATCTTTATATTTTGATTCTACGACTCCTAATGATCAATCAGACTATGTTGGTATAAATGAGGGTAGTAAAATTACTGAATTTACACAATCTGGTGGAAATGTAAGTCCTCTTTCAGTTAGTATAGAGGATTTTAGTGGTGCTACCATAACTGTAAACAATAAAGTAGTAGGATTGGGAGTTACTTTCTCAGGAGGTCTTGCAAAACCTGAGATAAATAAACAGACGGGTGATATAATTTATATTGATAATCGCTCTTTGGTAACAAGGGACGCAAGGCAAAAAGAAGACGTTAAAATCATTCTGGAATTCTAAAACAAATGGCACAAAAATCAAACTTAAATGTAAGTCCATACTTCGATGACTTCGATTCGGCTAATAATTTTTATAAGGTATTATTTAATCCAGGATTCCCAGTTCAGGCAAGAGAATTAACGACTTCGCAATCAATATTACAGAATCAAATTGAAGATTTTGGAAGTCATATATTCAAAAACGGGTCTGTTGTAACACCAGGAAATTTAGTTTATGATAATAGATACCATGCAGTTAAGTTAAATTCAACTAATTTTGGAATTGATATATCTTTATACATCGATAAATTTGTAGGAAAGAAGATTACAGGAAAACTATCAAACGTTAGTGCAACGATTGAAAAGTTTGTATTGCCAAGTACAGATCCAGTTGATGATGTCACAATTTATGTCAAATACATAGACGGTAATGATAATTTTGAAACAAGTTCATTTTTAGATGGAGAAGCATTAGTTTGTGATGAAAATGTAACTTATGGAAACACAACAATTCAAGCAAATACAGATTTTGCAGGATTAATCGCTGAAAATGCAACTTCAATAGGATCTGCAGCATCAATCGGAAAGGGTGTATATTTTATTCGTGGATACTTTGTAAATGTAAGTCAGCAAACAATACTTCTAGATTATTACACAAACACTCCAACCTATAGAGTTGGATTAAAAGTAACTGAATCATTTGTTGGAGCAAAAGATGATGACTCTTTGTATGATAATGCAAAAGGTTTTACTAACTTTGCTGCGCCAGGTGCTGACAGATTAAAAATTACACTTACTTTAACCAAAAAATTAATCACCGATCTTGATGATACTGATTTTGTTGAATTACTTCGTGTTGATAATGGTAAGATAAAGAAAATTCAAACAAAGACTGATTATAGTAAGATAAGAGATTATATTGCTGAAAGAACTTACGATGAGTCAGGAAATTATACAACAAAACAATTCATACCTTCTTTACATAACTCCCTCAATGATAAACTAGGTAGTAACGGAATCTACTTTGAAGATCAAAAAACAGATCAAGGAAATACACCATCAGACGATTTAGCAGCAATTAAACTATCACCAGGTAGAGCATATATTAAAGGATATCAGGTAGATAAACCATATACTTCAATTGTAGATGTTGAAAAACCAAGAGACACAGAAAAGATTAAGAGTGTAACTGTGCCATTCAAAGCACCTAATACAATGACAGTGAACTTCGTACAAGGGTGTCCTAAACAAGGTGAAATTATTGATCTTTTTTCAACAGTAAGCAATATGTCCAATAATGAAAATATTGGTATTGCAAGAGTTTATGGATTCAATTTAAAAGATGCAGCATATGAAGGTGATGCAACTGAGTGGGATTTACATTTATATGATATTCAAGTAAAAACTAATTTAATTTTAAACAGAACAGATATTACTGATGCAGAGATACCTGTCACATCACTGATTGTTGGAAAAAGTAGTGGTGCCATAGGATTTGCTGCAACTACAGGTACTAATAATGGTTTAGTAGAATTGATACAGACTAATGGAAGATTTGCAGAAGGTGAAGCAATACAAGTCAATGGAGTTGATTTTCCAGCAGGTATTGGAACAGTAACTACATTTGGTATCAATGATGTTAGAGGTGTTAAACAAAAAGGTGCAGCAAACTTTCCTGGTCATGGTGCAACAGGAGGAACAAATATTAACTTTAAGGCAAGACCAGTTCTTCGAAAAGCACCCTTACCAAACAACACAGTAGATATAATTGTCGGTGCTGCTGGAATTGCAACTGCGGTAAATGCAAGTGCTGGTGGTTTCACTGGATTAAAACATGATGATATTATCATTTACACTAATCCCGAATATCCCGAACAAGTTTATAATAGGGTAGATAGTGTCTTTAATGATGGTAAAACAATACAATTAGCGGCAGTGGCTGCGGGTCTTGGAACAGGAATTTATAATGGTGCATTACCAACAGGAATTAGTACACTATCAAGATCATTTCAAGCATTTTTAGGCATACCAAATATACGCACAAGTGAAACAGGTCTTTTTGCCCCATTACCTGATGCGAACATTGCTTCAGTAGATTTAGATGTATCTAATTTATTCCTTAGTAAACAAATAACCGGTGAAGCGGCAAATGCTCAAGGTAAAATAGTTTTTGATACTAGTGTATTTTCAGATCCTACAGATTTATCATTCACAACATTTGATGAGGAAAGATATTCAGCTCACTTAAACAGTGGTCTTATTCAACAAATTACAAGTGATAATTTTGCATTTTCGAATACAAATGAAGTAACTATTTCAACACCACTTGGAGCGACTTCTAATATCACCGTAAACGCAACTGTTCAAAAAAGTAAAATTGATAGTAAAATCAAAGTTTATAATCGTAGTGAAAAATTAGAAGTTACTAAGTCTAAACATTCAACTTCAGGTAGTATCGCTATAGGAGACGGAACAAAAAATCTTGCAGATGGATTAACATTCAACCAGTTTTTTGGATTAAGAGTTCAAGATGAGAGAATCTCATTAAATCGTCCTGACGCTGCTAAATTAATTGCAGTGTTTGAATCTGTAGATGGATTGACACCTACGTTAGATAAGTTAAAATTTGACGCTTCTGTTGCAATCTCTAATAATTGTGTAGTTGGTGAAAACATTATTGGTTCTGATTCGAATGCAATTGCAAGAGTTATTTCTACAAATGCAGGTGGTGATCCAAATTCTATTGAAATAGTTTATTTAAATGACTCAATATTCACCACAGGTGAATTAGTAACCTTTGATGAGTCAAATATTGAAACATCAATTGAAACAATAACTCTAGGAGTTAAAAAGGATTT